GTTTCAGAGTCAATAGTAAATGACGAAACATTTTCCATAGCTCTTATACGTAATCTACGATTAAGGTCTGCTTCTGTAAGATCAATAAAGTCATCAATTTCTGACGTAAGATCATCTCTAGCAAGAAAGTTTGCTATTGCAGTTTTTAAATTTGTGTAACTATCTAATGCCATTATAATCTTTTATCTCCTGTTCTAAAGAACATAAACTCATTACTGTTTACCATTTCTCTAATAATCTTTTTCTGTTCCTCTTTGTGTACTTTATACCAATTAGAGTGTCCAAATCGTTCTTTTGTTTTAATTTTTAAAGCGATCAAAGGTATCTGAGCTATGCGTTGCATATCTCCTTTTTGTGTCACATTGTTTTGTGACCACTTGTTTTGTTCAAGAATATTAGTTGTGTCTTGAGTATTTCTTACAACAAGTTTTCTTGTACCTCGATCTATGTGTATGTCTTGATTTTTGTCGTAAGGATTGTTCATACAACAACAACTGTACCAGTAACAGTAACAGTTGCTGCAAAAGTTATAGGACCTGCAAACACTGCACTAGTAATAATTTGATCTTTATTTATTTCAGAATCATGTTCATGTATTGTTTCACCTGCTGGTGCATCTCCAATATACTGAACTCCTCCTACTGATGATATTGTTGCCATGTTATCTCCTATGTACTGATTGAGTCAACCACTGATACCCACACATCAATACTGTCTGCTGTACCAGCTTGTCCTTTTAAAATATCTCCACTTTGTAAAACAAATTTAGCACCACCTTGTACCAGCTCTACTGAACTTGCTGGTGGTATAGATAAATCTTTTACAAGGTATCTTGTTGTAGAACCACCTTCAGAAACAAATATGCTTACTGTAACGGTAGTGGTTAAAATATTTGCTAGTCTTAAACCAACAACAGCATCATCACTGTTTGATGTGAAAATTGTGGTTGCAGAGTTTGTTATCTGCGCTCCATTTGATTCAAAGTCTTGTGCCATGTTTTCTCCTTATAATGCGATTGCCATTGCCACGGCCAGACCTTTGCTAGCTTTGGCATCTATTTGTGTTTGAATATCTGAAGTAACAGAGCCAAGATGTTGAAACTCTGCACTTGTTACTGAACCATCAGCTATCTTAGTAGCGTCTATAGCAGCAGACGCTTTGATATTTGCGTTTTCAATATTAGTAATACTGTTACCTGTACCATCAGCATCAATAGTTTTATTAGTTAGTGTGTCCGTAGAACTAGCGGTGATACCACCAATGTCTGATAAAACTTCAGCAGTAGACCTGCTTTCTAATCCGTTTGCAGTAAATCTAGCATACTCGTCATCTGCAACACTAGAACTATCTATTTTAACTGCGTTAGTATTGCTGATACCAAAAGTAAGTGCTGCCTGTCCACCAATATCACTAAGCACTTCACTAGCTGATCTACCTTCTATAGATGTACCTGCTACTCTTAGGAAATCATCATCAACCACACCGCTTGTAAAAATCGGTATGTTTGTGTTTGAGATACCAAAAGTTAATGCAGCCTGACCTCCTATGTCACTTAACACCTCAGAGGTGCTACGACTTTCAAGACCATTAGCTGTAAATCTTGCATATTCATCATCAGCAACTGAACTGCTATCTATCTTTACTGCGTTGGTGTTTGATATGCCAAATGTTAAACTGGCTTGTCCACCAATGTCAGACAATACTTCTGCCGTGCTTCTGCTCTCCAAACCGTTTGCTGTGAACCTTGCGTACTCATCATCAGCTACAGAGCTGCTGTCAATCTTTACAGCATTGGTATTACTTATACCAAATGTCAAAGCTGCTTGACCGCCTATGTCTGATAAAACCTCTGATGCAGAACGACCTTCAACACTTGTTCCTGCTATTCTTAAAAAGTCATCATCAGCTACACCAGATGTAAACTGAGGTACATTAGTGTTACTAATGCCAAATGTTAGTGACGCTTGTTTACCATCAAGCTGTGTTTGTATATCACTTGATACACCATCAAGTCTTTGAAACTCTGTATTTGATACTGATCCATCTCCTATTTTAGCAGCATCAATTGCTGTAGGTAAATTACCAGCAGATACGCTAACAACTAAATCAATAGTGCCATCACCATCTTCATACGTTGCAGTGATGTCTGTTTCTGTGTTACTGCTAAACATAGCACCAACAATATCTTGTATAGCTTCTGTACTTGAACCTGCATACGATTTTACATTAGCTGCTGTAATTTTTTTTGTTTGACCTGCATCAGTGTCTACTATCGCAAATACATCATCATCTGCTGGTGTAGACAATGCTGTCAAATCACTAATCTTGCTATCTGCCATTTCTTGTTTTCCTTAATTGTTCTTTTGCTTTTTTTGCAATACTTACTACCTGACTTTTACCCATAACTTTTGCTCTTTGCTCCATTACGGTTAATATCTGTATTTTTCTTGCAAATGGTTTTTTTATATTTTTAACTTTTCTAACTGTAGCCCTAGCATCTGCTGGTGTTGCAAATTTAATTCTTACAGTATCTTTGGGGTTTTCATCAGTGTAAAGTCTACGACTGCTTCCCTTTGGTTTTTTTCCTGTTCCTACTTTGGGGTCTTTTGCCATTTTCTTTCTTTTTCAAAAAATCTACGAGTTCTTTAAAAGTCATTTACCTTGACCTCTGTACCTTTTAAAGTTTCTACGTTTGTGTTTGTTCTTAGGTCTTGATCTTATGCTTTGTCCAATAGATGTTCTTTTCTTTGGTCCAGCTTCATGTTCTACGTAACTTTTTGCTTTACGTGCCATTAGTTAGGTATTGGTCTGCCACTAAACACAGTGCCGACTGCTTGTTCTAGTTTTATATTGTCTCCTGCCTGTATGAGCAAGTACGTACCGTCTTCTAATTTTAAATTATCATTTGGTGTATCAGTACGTCTATCTCTATATCTATCTTGTCCTCTATGTGAAAATCTTGTTGCAATGGTCATTGTGTTAATTCAGACACCCTTGCAGTTCCGTCTGTTGATCCCACTCTTAACACAGCTACTTTTGTAGCAGGTGCAACTCTAAAATATTCTGGTGTAAACGCAGGCACAATTAAACTTGATGACGTTGCAGTAGGTGAAGTTGCGTTCATTTCTACATAAGCATCAACAGTTGTAACGATTCTTATTTCTCTTGTTTGTGAATCAAATGCGTTAGAGGTTGCAGCAGACGAACTGCCAACAGCCACTGTTTGAGTTGATCCAACTTTAAATGTAGTAGGTGCTTTATAATCAGTCATAATTACTCCGATAGTTCTGAAATAAATAATGAACCATTACCAGAGTTTCTTATTACAGATATAATGTTACCTGGTGCTACTTTAAAATATTCAAAATCTTTTGCAGCCAAAGGTGTTGAAGATGCTGTTGCAGTCACAGCAGGTTTGCTAATTGTAATATGACAATCAGTAGTGGCATATAATCTTACATACCTAACCTGATCTGAAATTGCAGAACTGTTTGCAGCACTAGCTGTGTAGTCTACCTTCTGTACGGTTCCTGTTAATTTATAATACATAATGTTCCTTAGAATGATTCTAAAGAGGGAGCCGAAGCTCCCTCACTTAGATTATTGGTTTACGTCTAAAAGAATGCCGTGTGCGGCTTCGTTTCTGACTTCAAGTGTGTACTCTGCTAAGAGTTGTTTCTTCTCAGAATCACCAGTTTTTGCTAGATCCTGAACTTGGAAATCTCTTAGGTAAGCAGTTGCCATCATATCTCTTTGGATAAGGAAAGCATTACTCTCACTTGTTACTGCCATTACTCTGTTTGGTACGACCTGTAGGTCACCGAAATCGGATGAGTAAACATCAATAGCTGCATACTCTACTCTGTTTTCAGCTTGACCAAACCTTGTTGTGTTGGCGTTAAACCCAGATACAGTTTGTTTGATACTCGGTGGTACAACAAGCATATCCATTTCTCCACCTGACTCATAAACCTCTTTGATAACAGTCTTTAAGATTGTCTCAGTAAGGTCTCTGTCAGTACCAGAGTTGGGTAAGTCTGTTCCAGAACCAGTAGAAAGTGAACCACCAGTACCTGCATCACCGTTAGTAGCAATCCATGTAGGAATAGATCCTAATGCTCTAGCAGCAGTTGCAGAACCGACAGCTTGTACTTGACCTTT